AGTGTGTCCTTAATAGTAGGCGCGGGCCCGGCGTTTGAAAAACCGTGGCTCGTCGGGCTCGTCGCTCTCAAGTGCGATAAAGCCGCCTTGCCTGAATCGTAACAGTGCCTGTGACGTGGTGTCCACGTAGTCGTCGTTGTCTCCGTTGGGGAACGACGCCACCTCCTCGATGACCTCCCGGGCCCACCGGGTGTCCGGGCACCAGACCATCCCCGAGGCGAACAGGTCCGCGATGGCGTTGACCCGACTGATCTTGTCGTTGCCCCGGCTCGGGTTGGTCTCCTGCGCGGGGATGCCCATCTTGCGCAGCTCCTGTATCAGGGGGGCCCCAGCGGCTTTCTTCTCAATGATGAACGCGTCGGGCTGCCACTCCTTGTAGTGCTTGAGCGCCACGGCCTTGAGCTCGGGGAACGCCATCCTGTCCTTGAACGCGTCGAGCAGGATGATCTGCGCCTTGTCGTCCTCTTCCTCGTTGTAGAACACGCCCCAGGTAGTACAGGCGCTGTAGTCGGCGCTGGTCTTGGCCTCAAACGCCGTGTCCCAGGACTGGATCACGTAGTCGCAGCGCGGCGGGTCGTCTGCCTCCCAGATGCGCCAGAGCTTTCTGCTGATGATGGCCGCCGTGTTTGAGACCGGGTTCTGCATGTACTGGGCGTTCCAATACTGCGGGTCCAGGGCGGCTTTCTTCTGCTTGAGCGTCTCCAGCGGCCACTGCTCGGGCCAGAGCGATTTCTCGTTCTCCGTGTCCTCGTTGAGGATGGCCGGTAGCTCCACCACCTCCCAAGGCTCTGACTCGGGATTCTTCGTCTGATAGTCCAGCAGACGCCCGGTCAGGTCCAGCTTGCCCCACCGGGTCATGATGATCAGTATGGCGCCGCCCGGCATCAGGCGCTGCAGTGGGCCTGTCTGGAACCACGACCACGCAGTATCGAACGCCAGCCGGCTGTTGGCCTTTACGTCCTGCTCCGAGTGAGGATCGTCAATAACGAATAGATCAGCGCCGCGACCGGCAAGAGCACCCCCTACGCCTGCGGCGTAGTACTGTCCGCCCGCGCTGGTGGACCATTTACCAGCAGCTTTCTGGTCGTCAGCCACTTTGGTGGTGGAGAAAAGTTCTTGGTACTCCTCGCCCTCGATCAGGTTTCTGACCCTGCGCCCAAAGTCCTCGGACAGGCCCGCCGTGTGCGTGCCCATGATGATCTTCTTCTCAGGGAAATTCCCCAAGAAGAAAGCAGGAAAGAGGTAGCTTGAGAACTCGGACTTGCCCATACGTGGCGCGATGTTGATGATGACCCGGCGCTTGCGGCCCTCGATCACGTCCTTGAAGATGCGCGCCAGCTTCCTGTGGTGGGGCCCGACCTTGAACCCCGGGTACACGGACTTGGCAAACTCGATCATGTCGCCGCGAGCGGCGTTGCGCTTTTGGTGATCGGCGGCTTTGTCCAGCAACTCCAACGCCTCAAGCTTCTCCTGTGTGGAGAGCTTGCTCATATTCATGAGCAGCGCCTTGGCTTGCTCAGGCGTCAGCGGTGGGTTGGTCGTCATCGGCCTGCGGCACTGTAGTTATATCTTCAATATCGGCTGGGGCTACGTCTGTGATGTTCATGAACACCGCCAGCTTCTCCTTGAGCTTCTTGTCGATTTCTTCTTCCGTGAGGTCGGTCTTCTTGACCTCGATTTTGTCGGTGAACAGCCCAACTTCTGTGACCTTGCCCAGCAGACCAAGCGCCTTGAGCCGGATGTTTGAGTTGGGGTTTTCACATTCTTCCAAGAGCTTGGCCACGGCGTACCCGCGCAACTGCTTGGCTTGGTTCACAAACTCCCAGTCGTAGGCGGTCAGCATGCCAACGAGATGGCGCACGGCTGCGGGGGTTTCAATCTGGGCAAGCTTGTGGTGGGCGCCGTCTTCCTGGGTGACAACTGCGTTGAACGCGACCCGGGCGGCTTTTTGCTCCAGCTCCGATATGACGGCGTCTGTGTCGGGGGAGCCCAGGGATGCGAGGAAATCTGCGGTTGAGACCTGTGCGTCGATGATTTGCGCCGTGGTGTGTTTTTCAACGGCGCGGCCCGCAGCGTCGTTTGGGACGATGTCTGGCTCAAAATCCAACAGGTGATCAAGCATATGCGGGTTTTAGGCGTGAGCCCTTGCTTACCGATGCTGCATACTATACACTGCGTTTGGCAGTTGCCGCAAGGCATTTGCTTTCTCCTTGGGCGTTAAACCCCATTGCACCCCGCTGGTTCGCCAGCGGGGTCTTTTTTTGCCTGGAGTTGTCTAACATTAGACAAAGATATGTTGAAATTTATATAAAAATTAGCGAGTTTATCGTGCAGCGATAACTTTTTTGATTGCTGTAGGTGGTAAGTAATGAGTTGGTATTACTGAGATGTGGAGTGCGGTTGCAAAACAGTGTTCATGTGAGATGGTCGAACTAGGCCCAAAGTATGGGGGTGGGGGTACGGTGGGGGTCGAAAGTAGCCCGTTAGGCCTCATTTCTAAGGGTGTCGGGGCCGATCAAAAGGGGGTCGCCGGACAATAGGGTTTGTCGAGTGGGGAGTGGCCCCACAAGACATCAACCCATAGGAGAACTTCCATGTCCAAACTCACTGCAACCCAAGCAAATGTCGTCAGCACCTACCGCGCTTTCCTCAAAGCGGGCACATCGTATGGCGAGGCCATGCGCAAAGCGGCCAAGGCACTTGGTGAGACACCATGTCCCACGCTACTGGCCGAGCTTGCCTCGGTGCACGCCGAGCACTACGAGTGCAGCTTCACTTGGAATGCGTCAGGCGCCGCCGTCTTCCACACCGGCGAGGAGAGCACCCGCGAGACGCGGCATCATGCGGCCACCAAAAGCTGGCAGCGTAACGTGGCGCCGTGGTTCACACCCGAGAAACCCAAGGCTCCCAAGGCCAATGCTCGCGTCAGCCGTGAGGCACTCAATGCTGCCAAGGCGCTGATCAAGCTGTGCGGGTCTGTCTCTGCTGCCAAGGCTGCTCTGGCAGCCGTTTGATTGTTTTTCCTGCGCGGCCAGTCGGGGAGGGCTGGCCGCTGTTCCATTTCCTGTCAATCCGTGAGACACACTGTCCCACCACTTTTCCGCGCAAAGGAAAACTCAGCGCGTTTCACGGCGCATTGTTCCAAAACCACCCCAATTCAAGCCATCACTTTTCCACTGTAAGCAAAACCCAAGGAGTTCCCCATGTCATCATTCAAAACCTACCACCTCAAGCAACTCATGAAGCTGCGCGACGAGATCAAGCAGACCCTACCCAAGCACGAGCAGCGCCGCCTCGAAGCCGAGCGCCAAGCCCGCACCGACTGGCAAGTCTGGCGCGAAGCCATGAAAGAAGCCGGCGTCCAGCAGCGCCTCTGGCGGTGAGACAGCGTGTCTCACCAATGAGACCAAAAAAATACTGTCGAAAACTTTAACAGGCACTTTTCACATGAGCGCCAGCCGCCAACCCGCATGGTTGCTGGCTCGGCGCGTTTTTGCCCCTATCTATCCATCTATTTAAAAACTATTTAGTAAGTAAAGAAGTTTTATTATGGACACACAGCACGTCATTCATCAGTGCAGCAAAAACTTCTTAAAAAATCTCTTTGGTTAAAGCATTTTCCAAAATACATGGATGGTTGCGTGCCCAGCAGTCAAAAGCTAGCATTCATGCGGGTTTGCGGCTGGCACAGACGATCGAACCTTGTGTTAAAGTAAACGACGGATTCAGAAACCCGTCCAAAAAGTGACAAAAAACAGGAGTTAAGTTATGGAAAACGCCCTTAAAGCGCGGTGGTTGAAGATGAGCGCGGCCCGATTGCGTGACCATCTGACCAGCAAGTTGAAGTACCCGCCCGAGATCGTTGACAGCATCATGCAGCAGGTCTATCAGCAGCGCGAAGCGCAGCGCAAGGTCTCGATCCGCAAGACCGTGAGCTTTGGTGCGTGGAAAGACCTGCTTACCCCAGCGCGCACCGAGCTGGCCACAGTGCGCGTAATCAAAGCGCAGTTAAAGAAAGCCCCGGACGACAACGCG